TCAAGTGGGCAACTAAATCTTTCAATAACTTCATATTTACCTCCTATTTACCTTTTTTAAGGCCACCCCTACGGTAACCTTTTTTAACCTTTCCGCCTTTCTTCATTGTCATTCTTTGACCTGTAGCACGTGCATGCTTTTGAGCTTGCTGTGTTCCTAATGAAGTGTATGGAAATTTTCTTTGACCTACTTTTGGCATATTACCTCCTAGTGAATTGTGGGCCTTGCATCTTTGAAGGCCTGTAAAATTTCTTCTTGAATATTAAAACTTTCTGCTACAGCTAAAAACATCTGTTGAGTTTGTTCTGGACCTAGAGCTCTTTCATACATGTTTCTTGTAACAGCCATTAACGCACCACATACTTGCAAATAGTCTTCACTGCTATTTACTTCACTTTCAGCAGCTTCTTCTATTTTAACCATAGCATCACTTAGTTTTTGTATTAGTCGTTTTGGATCCTGCTCCATTGTTCCTCGATTTTGCAACTCTCTCAGTTGTTTGATTTTTCATAGCTTCTCTTGTAGCTGCCATGTTTTCTTTTAATATAGCCATTGCTTCCGCAGAGTCTTCTTTATTAGTGTCTCTTTTAGCATCAGCCGCAACTTTCATCAAGTCAATACTGGTATCAGCTTCTAATTTATCTCTTTCAAGATCAAGTTTAGCTGAATCCATAACCATATCTTTTTGCATTTCCATCTGCGTCTGCATTGCTTTTAGATCAATTTCTTGTTGTTTTAACTTAACAAGTGGATCTTGAGCTTCTCTGCTTATTCTAGCTTCTTCGTCTTGTGCTAGTTGCTGTGTCATTTGTGCTTCTATTTTTGCTTGTTCAGCAGCTTGTTGATTAACCATCTGATCCTGTTGTGCTAGCAATTGTTGCATCGCTTGTGGATTTTGTTGAGCTTGTTGCATTTGTTGCTGCAACTGATCAAACTGTGGTTTAAATTTTTCTTGTGTTTGTTGTCCTGCAATTAATGAAATATGCTCTGATACGTGTGCTTGTAACATAGCGTATAACTGCGGATTAATTTGTACCATTCTTGTAAACATAAACTCAGCGTGTGCTTGTATGTGTGATGCATGATCTTGCATTGGAAAAGCTTTTGGGTCTTGTCCACGCATAGCACCAGCATTTTCCATTGCCGGACTCATAGGTTCTGGCATTCCTGGATCTGGTTTTAATATTGCTTCTACATTATCAACACCCATTGCATCATACATTCTTCTGTATGCCTCACGTAAATTATGTAACTGTGGTGCAGCTGATGCTAATTGCAATTGCTGTTGTGCCAATGTTACACGTTGAGCCATAGAAAATATGTTAGGGTCAGATACAGGAAGAACATCTACACGTTCATCAAAATCTGCTTGTTTAATCATTTGATTACCGCCAACAACCATGTAAGGATACTGTGGTGGTAAGTAAATTGAAAATACTTTTGAAAGTAATTTAAATTCTATTTTTTGTGCATAGTGTAATCTTTTATGTATTGCACTCATTACTTTAGTTCCACGTTCAATTAGTGCTAGTGTTGTACCAACAGGGTTTTGTTCATTACCTTCGCCCATTTTCATATCTGCTATTGCTGCAAATGATTTACCTGCATCAACTGCAAATCCTAATAGTTGAAATAATGTTGCACTTGGTTCCTTATAAGGAAGTGGTAATAGTGATTCTTTAATAGATGTACCTGTTACATCCACGTCTCTAAATTCACCTGGTTGTAATGGTTCATCGTGGTCACGTATACGCATACCTCGTGCTTTAAAACCTGCTGGTAAGTTAGCAAGAGTACCTGCATCAATTAACTGCCGCAAAACACTTGTTGCAGTTCTTGATAACCCACCTAGCATATGTATTAGACCAAAGCCATAAAACCCTAGTCCTGGGAGGAATTTGTAGTGTACAAAATATTGATTCTTTGCAAAGTTTGGATCGCCTTGTTTGTAATTTCTTTTTATTGATAAAACTTCTTGTGAATATTGATCAATAGAAATTATATAAGGAAGCTTAACACCAGTTTCATCTTCAAATCCTGGTACGTCAGCATTCACATGCATTTCTAATATTACATGTTCTTCATCGCCGGATGAATAACTTTTTTCTGATCCTTCCAATTCATCTACCTTATCCGCAATATCATCTGTGTCAACTTGTCCAGTTGCAAGTTCAATATCACGGTAAAAACCTTGTAATTGTTGTTTACGTACATCATTGCCGCTTGTTTTAAGTATATGTGTTACACGATCAGCTGACTCTAAGTCAGTCGCCATATAATTAATAACAAGATCTTCACCTGCAACAAACTTTGCGCAGGCACGTTTCATTAATCCGTCGTAATAAACTTTTTTAAATGCAGATCCACAAAGTGGTAAATAAAATAATAACTGATCCATATCTGGATCGTATTCCTGCATTACTTCTGTTATTTGGTAGTTCATAAATTCTTGAACACGCTTCGCCTGCTCTTCTGTTTCAGGTGTCGATAGTCCAACAACTTGTGTGCGTACGGGGCCGCTTGGGGGGAGAAGTTCCTTATACGCTTGGGCTTGAAACTGTGTAACAGATTCAGCGAGTAAGGGATGTACGACCCCGGATGCACCTTCGAACGGCTGTGTGCGGTCTTCATATTTGAATCCCAGCATATCAAGGCCTTTGATATAGGTATCTTCCCAATCTTTCCTTGAATCACGATCCGATTCGAATTCTGCTAGTAGATCACTTGCGAATCTACTTAATTCATTTTCATCTATGTATTCTGCTAAGTTTGCGTCGTGTGGTACTTGTGATGTATCTATTGGCGCATCTGGGTCTGTGTTAATCTCTGCACCACCATCATCTAATAATTCTACGTCTGGTTCAAACGCAACATTCTTTTGATCTAATATTACCTCTTCACCAGTTGGTTCTAATTCTAGTGCACCTGTAAGTGCTTCTAACGCTTTATCTATGTTATTTTTATTATCATCTGCCATTGACAGCTATTCCCCCTCTCTTGTAGATAGGTAGTCCTTTTTGAACATTCATTTTAGCCGCATCTTCAAGCCAAATCATTGGAACTTCCCATCCTCTTCCTTTATCGTCTATTATAGCAGTTTTAATAAATTTTGCACCACTTTTCTTTGCTGCTTTTTTCATAGCACCTTCCGCCATTGGTCCGTAAGCTATAACATTACCCATAAAGTCTTTATTTGATGGATTTAAACTTCTATTTTTAATTGCAGAAGTTGAAATAGTCACACCGTCATATCCACCTTCCTGTGCTACTTTAGTTGCATATTTCATTACAAATTCATTATAATCTTCTGTTTTACTAAATGGCCCTTGAGGAACATTACTATGTTTACCTTCTGCCATTTTAGCACGTTTATCTTCAATAATCTTTCTTACTTTTGCGCGTTCTCTATTCAAACGTGCAATTCTAACTTGCGTTTGTTTTGTTTGTGGCATTGCAGATAACTCTTCTATTTTAGCTAAAATTAATTTTAATTGATCTTCGTTAACATTATCAACCTCTTTCATAAGATCACCACGTGGTGCATATTTAGAATTTGCAACTAATGTATCATAATCTTGTTGTGCTCTTTCATTCATTTTAGCATACTCACCTTCAGGTGTTTTTCCTTCTTTCGCCCAATCTGCATGTTTTTTCTTTAATCTTCTTGCAGCAGCATTTATTGGTTGATGCATATCAGATTGTATTTCTTCTATATGTAGTATTCTTCTTCCAAACTCGTCTGTACGATCAGATGTACGCATGTGAACAAATCCACCCATTTTATCTTTACTGCTTAATGCTCCAAAATGCCCACCTCCTAAATCATCGTATAATCTATTAGGTTCTGTTGCACGCGGTGATCCTGGTTTATTACTAGATCTAAATAAAAATTCACGGTAATTTTCACCACCACCTAATGTTTGTTGATCTCTATAAGAAACATCTTTTGCATATTTTTTAAAGCCAGCTAATCTTGCACCTGAAACTTGTGATATATTTTGAAGTGGTTTTTTTAACTCAAATGGAAATTTTTGTGGAAATCCTTCTGTAATAGAATTCGCTACACCAAAATTATCAAACACTGACTTTTCAATTGCATCAATATTTTTTACTATATTCTCTTTATTATTATTCGATATTGACTCCTCAAGAAGTGCTCTTCTATTCTTTAGTGTTGTAAGTACATTTTTAAGAGGACCATCACGGTATTCTTGAAGATTTATTTTATCTATGTTTCTTAGCACATTTAAGTTTCTTTGATCACTACCAAGAACAGCTACATCTATATTTGGTGCTAGTTTATCATCAAAGTCTTTTACTAGTTGTTCTTTGGAAATAGTCTTTTTACCATTACGTGATAAATGTGTCGCTAATCCTGTATCGTTTAATTCCATGTGTTTTATAATAGGATATCCTTTTGGATTTAGTATGCCGTGTTTTCCTAGCTGCATATATTGTAACCATTGATCACCAGTCATAGCTTCTGACGGCGCTCCAATAATCTTTTCTCTTGAACCCCAATACATCGCACCTGGTTGTTCTGGTGGTAGTTTTTTACCTACCATACCAAGATCTACTTGCGGTGCAGCTTCATTTACACCTGCTGCTGTTCTTGGTGGTCGTTTACCAAAAATCTTGAATGTTGATGCATCCGACATTCTTAAACCTGCAAGTTCTTTTAAAGCTTCTTGTGCTTCATCCAAATTTTCATAAGTTTTATCTAATACTCTTGCACCACTTGAATCTGTTATTGTGTATGGTCCTTTTGGTGGTTGATATATATCACCTGTTAACTTAGGTTTAAAATCTGTTAACTTACCTAGGACCTTTGGAGCTAATTTTTTAACCAGCCCACCGCCGACAAAACTTTGTGGATTAGCACGGATCATTGCCACTGCATCGTCGACAGAAAATTTTTCTGCCATGCCACCTTGGTTGTAAGATTTGTAAAATTTATGTGCACCGTATTGGTCTAAATAATTATAATCTACATCCCCGAAATTTTTCTCATATCCAGGTAATGCAAAAAAATCTGCACCACCTGTAAAATCTTCTGCTTCACCTCCTAATATTTGATCTGCATAATCAAGATATTGGTTATACAAATCTAAATCCTTATCTTTGTAATCAGCGAAAAATCTTGTTGTACTATCGGAATAAGGAGAAAATTGTCCTTTACCGGATAACACACTAATAATAGGGCTAATGTTTTTAGTAGGATTACCTCCATACATGTTTACGTAATTAGGGTTTTGTGAACGATTAAAAATAACATGCCCGACAGCTTGGCCTCCTTTAAAATTTTTATCATCTTCAGCCATCATCATACGTGCCATTGCTTCTCTATCATCCATTTGTCTTATTCTACTAAATCTAAAATCTGGTTTTGGTTTTGGTTGAATTTTATTATCGTCTCGTTTAGGTACATCTTTATAATCACCCATAGTCATACCACCTCTATAATATCCATGCATGCCGTATCCTCCACGGAATTGTTCTTCAAATTCCATTTCTCGTTCTTCTTCGTATTTTTTTTGTCTTTGCTTAGCCATTCTGTCTTGTTTTAATTTTTGTGCCCTTTGCGCTCGTGCTATTTCTTTTGTTTTAAATATATTACCAGCTGGAGAAAAAGAATCAACGTATCTTTCAAAAAGATGAGCATAGTCTGTATCATCCGGCACTGACATGTAATCATACATATAATCATCTGGCTTTGTTGTTTTATCTAAAATCATACGATCACGCACATCCGCCTTTTCCATAGCCCATACAATTGGATCGTCTTTGATAACATCTTCGCCGCCAGGTGCCATTCTAAGATTGCTATCAATCATTTCTGTATACCCTGTCTTTTTATTTACTTCTAGATACTGATTAGTTGCAAAATCATCCGCAATATCAAATTCTATTTCAAAGTCATTTTTTCCTTCTTTAAAATTAATTAAATCTTCACTACCATCTGCAGTCTTAATTGAAAGTTTGTGTGAATCATATTTATTTAATGGTGATTGCAAATAATGTATTTCTGTTCCGTTTGGTAATTTTTTTGATAAACCTGATATGTAAGGATTTTTTACATTTGTATCCACAACATCCTTTAGCATATTAGTCATCGTTTTAACCCACGGAACTGCACCCGGCAGTGGTAATTTAGATGCCTGGGCCAATGTCGACGCTCCTTTGAGCAATGACTTTGGTACTCCTGCCGCCGCAACTGCAGCGCCAGATTGTTTTAAAAATTTTCTACGTGATTGATTGAATGCTGTACTATCAAGAAGTTTTTGTAATCCTTTCTTGATCAGCCCGCCTTTGGCAAGTTTTCCTTTTTTTGGTGTAGCACCATAAAATATTAACTCTCCATAGTCATCCACCATGGATGATCGCATTCCTTTCTGTACCATTTCATTCATTATTTTTTGGGCTTCATCATAATTACCCCCTCTCATAGCAGCTTGAAATGCAGTGTCTAATTTTAACTGTTCAAGATTAAGGCCACCTAATTGAGGGTTAGTTGCTGCTACCTCATCACCACCAAACCACCACCAATCTTCAGGAGATTTTCTTGAGTGACCAACTGTATATTTTTCTCCAGTTAATTGTCTTCTTAATTTGTTTAAAGAACGTTCAAAAGCGTATTCATTAATCTCAGGCGGCATATATTTTAAAAAAGTGTCATCCAAAAAATTAAATGCTGTCTGTACATCTTTATCCGAATATCTCACTCCATAACCAGGTTGTACGGGAGTGTGTATTTTTGACTGAAGAAAAGTACGTGCGTGTTCTGCAACTGATTCTACTTGCTCATCAGTGAGATTTTTATATTTCTTTTTAATCATTCTTTCAACTTTACGGCGTGCTAGATTTATTTTACTTGTACCACCTGCCAGTTCTCGTTCGCTACTAAGTTTATTAGCTTGTCTTATTCTATGAATCATATAATCCGGTACATCAGGAAATTTTTTAGCTACCTCTGTCGAAGTGATAGTTTTATATAAATCATCTTTCTTTAAAAAATTTACTATATCTTTTTCTTTCTGTGTTCCTAGTATACGATCTGATTTTACTTTTCCCCTTATCTCTTTTAACATTCTATTTATGGGAACTATTCCAGTATAAGGTTTTAATCCTTCATCTACAAGTTTTGCATTAACTAACTCCATAACTTTAGGTGTTGAAAGTTTACCACTACCCTTTAATGCTCCATATTTTTGAGGATTATTAAATATTTTTTCTATAAAAGGTTTTGCAATTTTTTCTCCTTTAGTTTGTCCACCAAACTCTAGTAATGTTGGTATCTGTTGTCCTGACTCAGTACTATAAAAGCTTAATCTTGGGTCATCACGTCTAACCTTTTCCATGACTTTCTTTTTTTTAATGGGGTCCCAACTTTGAACATCAAGCATATCAGAAGGTTTTTTTCCTCGCCCACGAAGACGGTATTTAGCAAATTTTTTTCCATTTCTTTTTTGTATGTATTGCGTAAGAAATGGAAGATCTTTATCATAATAAAGACCTCCTTCAGTGCCTCCTATTTTTACTTGATTAGGACTAACCTTTGTAGGTGTTCCATATGAACGCATTTCCCTTAAGGTTAAATTTTTTAAATTTTTTAATATGGTCTTTTTAACCATTATCTAGTATATTTTTTAGGGTCACTCATGTAGTCTCTGTAATCAAAACCACCTGAATCACCTTCAAAATCTTTTGCTCCAGATTTTGCTTTTTTAAAACCTCTTTTTAAAAGTTTGAACAAAGCAGGTATGCCAACTCCAACTTCACCAGCAATGTTTAATTTTGTATAAGTGTCTTTTGCTTCCGGTGTTGAATATTTAAAAATTGGATCACCTTCAGCTCCATATTGAAATGGAATATCATATTTATCAGTGAAGGGTACGTTTATACCTTCAAGGTCAAATTCTCTTAAACCAGGACCAGCAATAGCTTGGTTTTGATCGAGGTATGGACTATTAATTCCGTATCTAGTTTGGTATACACTATTAGCAGTTCTTTCAACAAAATCTCTTCTTTCATCTTCTGGAAATATTTCTTCATATTTTTTCATGTAATTTTTATTTAGCATTTCGTCGTATGCTGAATCATCCTCAGCGTCTGGATTGTTATAAGCCCAAACTGCGTAGGACGGTGTATTTTCAGTTGCGTATTCTTCTGCAATATCAAGATAACCATCGTCATCTTCATCACCTATTCTTTTCAATTCTTTTGCGTAGTGATCATCCACCATTTTTGTAATATCGGCGTTTACTCCTTCTGCTATTTTTGGATTTAAAGGATTGTCTTCAATTTTATATGGAATTCCAAATAAATTGGAACGAACTGAATCTTTTAAATAATCTCCGTAATCTGTAAGTAAACCTTCTTTAAAAAGAGGATCGTGAAGAGCTCTATCTATCACTGCTGCAGGAATATCTCCTGCTAAATCGGGTACAAAAGAAACAAGATCTGAAACTACATTACCACCCATTTTAATTGGGTCAAGATACATGTTATAATTTGTTAATCTATCAAAATGCGTATCGCCGTAAGATTCATACATTTCTGGTATGTCTAGATAATCGGCTAACGCCATTATTCCTGCTCCTGGATACATTAGTAGTACTCCCTCCCTGTGCCTATTTTGACACTGTCCTCATCTTCATAGTCATCTTTTAACCCAATAAAGTAACCTTGTCTATAACGCATTAGCGCTTGCGTGGTAGAATCCACGTAGTCGTCGTGATCACCGAACGGAAATGCCGCGCATTCTTCTATCACTTCCTCGGCGAACTTTTTAGTGGGCGCCCATATAGCTCCTGATTCAAACAGGGGAGCTACGCTGTTTACCCTAGAGTGTTTATCATTTCCTC